TTATTAGTACCTGTTGGAGGTGCTGCTGTAAAACTTAAAGTTGTTCCACCTGATACAGTATAAGCTGAATGTGGATCTTGTCTAACATTTCCAACGAAGACTTCTATTTCGTTGGTGTTACCAACAGTTTGTGAAAGTGTAAAATTAGTAGTTGAGTTATCACCAGAGAACTGCGAAGAGTTCATGGTTAGTAGGTTTCCTTTTGGACTGTTTCCTAAATATGCCATGATTTCTCCTATGTACTTATATCATCTACAGCGCCAACAACAGTATCTAAAGAAGATGCAGTGTCTGATTCAACAAACAATTGATCTCCTGAAGCAAGTACTATCTTCGAGCCTCCGTCAATTAGTTCTAATGATCCGCCGCTTACGACCGGTGCATTTTTAATTAAATAATAATCCAAAGATGATCTTCTAATAAAAGCATCTACTTGAATAGTTGAAGTTGTCGTGTTTGACATTCTAACACTAATTAAAGTATCAAAACTATTAGCAGCTCCACCTAATGCATCTACTGCTGAAGTTCCTGTGTTTCTTGTTAAATAATTTCTGAAATTTTGTGCCATAATTTATTCCTTATACTACAAGGCTATTGACATTGCAATCACGAACCCTGCTGTTACTCCTCCACTATCTGCCCATTCAGGTGCTGTTGCTCCTGAATTTACTTGAAGAATTTGACCAGCTGTTCCTAAAGCTAAACGAGCTGGAGTGTTAGCTGCTGATGCGTAGGGTACATCTCCTTGAGTTGTTAATACCATATCAATTGTTTTGTCTGCAGGAAAAGTACAGAATACATCTAATGTACTTGTTCCACTTGTATTAAAATTTATTTTTGTAGTATCTCCTGCAGAGTTTGTAATAACAGTATCTCTTTGTAAAGTTGTAGACGCTGAAAGAGTTCCTAAACCTACTTCAAAATTTGCAGTGCCTTGTTCAAAGATAGCATAATAAGTAGTATTGGAAGTTCCAATACCACTATTAAATGTTAAAAAACCAGTAACCGCACCTGCAAGCGTAATATCACCTGTTCCTTGTGTTGTACTAGTTTCTTTTACTCTGTCGTTTAAAACCAAAGCCATAAATTTTTTCCTTAACTCATACTAATAATTGCATTAGCAGGTGTAGCAGGATCAGGAAACGTAATAGTAAAAGTACCATTCGTTGCTGTCTTGTTACCACCAAAATCTAAAACCACTACTAGTCTATTTGCTGTACCATCAACTGTATCCGTATTATATATCGCTGCAAAAGCTGCAGTGAAAGATGCACTAGTATAACTAACATTATCAAAGTCTACTGATGCAACTGCGGTGCTTGCTGCAACTCCAAGATTTGTTAATGTTTTAACAGAATAGTTAGTGCCACCTGTTGTATCTACTTCACCATTACCAGTTCCTAACAAAGCAACTGTTGATGAAGTTGTATATGGATTAGTTGTATACAAAGAAATTTTAAAAGTGTTTCCTCCAGAAGCTTGAAAGTCGTGTTGACCAGAGAAGAGAGCACCTCTAAAACTAAACGGTATTATATTTGCCATATTGTTTTATCTCCTTAATTAACTTGATGGTGGTTTAACGTTAAGTTGAGCGCGAACTTCACCATCTTGATATTCGTCTCTGCGTCTGATACCGATTTGCTCGATAGCGTACGATTCGATTGCTTGTCTATAAGCCTGTGAGTAGTATTGTAACATATCCTGCGGGCCTTTCAAGTATGCATATGTATTTACCAGACAAGCGTACAAAAGTAAATCTTGATATTTATTTGACAGATAAGTTCCAGTTGTGGCTGGAGCAGGATTAGACGTCGTATCTGTTATAGTTTCTGGTTCTTTATCATAAGCTAGTGTAATTTCATAAGTTTTATCAGGTGTAGGAGCCACCACCCAAAAAGTTTCATCCCAATTAGCGTAATATTTTGGAATATCTACAGCAGAAGTTCCAGGTGTAGAATAGTATTCTGCCATAAAACTAGTGTCTCTTTGCTCTAAATAATATTGATTTCCCGCTTGATCTTTAAATTGTACATATCTAATTGCTCTTAAATCAGATGGAATAGTCACATATCTGTTTCCAATAATAGCATTTGATGTTGCATAAAATACATTTTGATCTGTATCTATTTCTCTATAAATTTTATTTTCAGCATTTTTAATAATAGTTGCTAATACAGAATCAGTTAAAACTTTTGGAGTTGTAGCTCCATTATCTACTTCTGTATATCCTCTAATATCAGTTCTTAAATTATCTAAAGTGTATGCCATTATCCGTTTACTACCTCTAGTGTTACTGGTCCTGCAGAACAATTATCTCCGCCGCCAGATACTCCACCACTTGTAGCAGAGCTTGTGCTTGTTATATAAAAATAATTTATTGGATCTGTTAATGCATCAGAAGTAGTTGCACCAGTTACAGTGCCAGATGAATCTATTTGACCTAATGCAATTGTAAATCCATTTGTATTATTTAAATCACTTATATTATCAAATGTAGGTATGTTAGCAAACTGTTGCAAGTTTGGAGTATCAGCACTATCACCACCTGGTCCAGAAGTAATTACTTCTGGTGGTCCTCTAAATCTTACAATATCACCAGCAGCTCTTTGATGATCTTCCGAAAAAACATTTACATAAGTTGTTCCCGCATAAATAACAGATGTAAATGGATTTGAATTTAATAAAATTAAACTAGCTTTTGAAGCTGGTTGTGGTCTTGGATTAAATAAAGCTTGTGGATCTGAACCAACAGGTTTTGGGTCTAGTTGTGGTTGTTTAGCTTCAAATTCTGAATAGTGAACTAATGCACCATTCCATTCTCTAACCATTTCAGAATATGGAAATGCCATTCCTGATCTATCAGAAATTGCTAATGCGTGTTTACCTGATGCATATCCTCCGCCAGCCATTATACTCCATCTCCATAAAATGTTTGTGGTGAAATAAAAGTAGATGTTCCTTGATTGTCTGCATCAAGTGCTCTTAACAATTCACTTTCATATCTTCGTTCTAATTCTTGACTCATCTCTGGTGAATATTTTTGACTTAAATAATATGCAAGACCAGACATCATACAAGGATAGAATCTATTTACTACATCAGAAGTATTATTATATGCTCCAGCATCTTGAATTTTAGATAAATAATAAAAACAAAATTGAAAACTACTTGGTGTGGTTGTACTTGATACACTTGAACTTGGTGTTGCATATAAAAATATACTTGGGTTTAATTTTCTTTCTACGTAATATTGTGAAGGTGTACCTTTAGTTAATTTATTTGGTGTTTGTGAATATTGTGATCTACTGATTTGTGTTAGTGCTATATCTTGTGGAGCTGTTGTATCAGAATTGTTTCTGTAATATGCCTCTAATATTGAATCCATATCTTGAGGAAAATTTTCTGAATCAGAAGCAAAATTATATTCTGCTTGTCCTTCAACTAATGGAACTTTAGCTAACTTTACTTTCCATAAATGAACACCTCTATTACCCCATTCTTGAAACATAATATTTAAAGAACGTCTTGCAGATCTTAATTGATAACCTGTTCTAGTTCCTCTAACACCTGTTCTCTCAAATGCTTCTTCTATTACTTCATCTATTTGTGGATTAAATTCTGTAGTTTCTGAAGTAGGTGAAATAGTTTGTGCAGTATTACCCATACCACTGTGAGCAGTACAATAATAAAATAATAGTGGAGCGCCAGTTGTTCTAACTGGTGCAACATTAATAGTTACACTTGCTCCTGCATTACCTGGAACTCCAGCTGTAGTTACACCTGTAGTATAAGCAACACCTGCTGGTGTTGCGTGAGTACCATTAGCAGTAGTTGAAAAAGCTAATTGATGAGTTAGGTTTGTACTATCTGATTGGTCGAAGATATAAGTATTGCCTTCTTGTAAATACAAGACAACATTAGCCTCTCCGTTAATATAAAATTTATTACCGGTACCGTATTGATTAGTTCCCGTTGCTACGGTTACTGTGTAAGTTATTGTAGCCACAATTTAATCCTACGTAAATGTTATAGTAACACCAGGTGTTGCAGTTAAATCTAAATAAATTCCGTCTTCAAATAAAATTCCAGAACCAGGAACATAAAAATCTATTCCTTCAGTTCCAAAT